AACCACCACTCCACCAGATAGAACGCGTTCGCGGCCACTGGTAGCAACAGGTGATCATCGTTCTGGAGTGCGGTGGCGTTGATCGTCTCGTCTGCCGCCTTGCGGATCGCCAGAAGATCATCATTGATCTGGTTAACGGCCGCGTTGAGCGTGACCCCGTAGACGTCATTCGTGGCTGAGTCCCCCGGTGTCGGGAGAGTGATTGGCCTACCCATGGTTAGCGCCTTCCTATCCGGGCGCGGTATGCGTCACCCTTGTTAGCTTCACGAATCTCTGACCTGACAATCGCGCGGATCTCGCGCGAGTCCAGGCGCACACTTACAGCCACGTTGGGCGCGGCCACGTTGACCTGAGCAGGGCCGCCAGTGCGAGCGCCGGACATAGCTGACGCAGCCCAGGCCATGCCGTTAGCCCACGATTTAGAGCCGCCACCTGACCCGCCCGGGTTGCCGCTGGCCTTGGCCTTCAGGCCAGCTATGCGGGCCACGGCGGCCGCGATCTTGTCAGCGAAACGCTGGACGCCGTCGAGAGCTGTCTGGAATGCGCCCTTCATGGCACCCCAGAGCCCGGACACAGCGCGGCCAGCAGCAGCAGGGATACGGCGGAGGAATCGAGCTACGCCGTCGCGGGCTTCCTTGGCTCGCTGCTTTCCACCACGCACCACCTCATCGAAGTGAGATTTCATGCTGGCCCACAGCCGGGAGACCGCGCGGCCAGCCATGCCGGGCAGCCGCTTGAACCAGGTCACAACCCTATGAACTGTCCGAGAGGCGAAGTCGGAGGCCTTCCCATAAATCTTGTTCCACTGGCGTTGGATGCCGTTACCCAGCCCACGGATGCCCGTGAGGATCTTGGGCGCGTTGCGCTTCACCGCGTTCCACATGCCGCCCAGCGGGCCAGCCTTGCCGCTCGTGCTTTTCTCGAACGCGTCCACCCTGTCTGAGAATTTCTTGTACTTCTGAGAGATGGTGATCAGGGCGCCAGCAAGATCGACAGCAGAGTCAGCGGCGTCACGGAGCAAACCGGCCGTGTTGCGGACAGCATCCTCCACTTTCTTCGGGTCCTTCAGCAGCGCCGCGATCGCGTCACCGATGCCCTTGCCGATCTTGGGAGCCTCCTCGCCCCAAATTTTCATCCCGGTATTGATGCCCGGAATGGCTGGCTCCAGGGCTGTGATGAACGCCACAACGCCATCCATCACCCCGCCCACGAGCTTCTCAAATCCTGGCGCTAGCCCCTTCACCATGCGGCGGAATTTGGGGCCGAACTTATCGAGCAACCGGCCAGCGCGATCCATCAGCCTGAACACCACAGGCTGGAGCGGCTCGGAAATGGTGTCCATGAAGCGGCGCGCGGAGCCCTTGAGCCGGTTGAAATGCTCGGCCTGCTTGCGGAGCACACCCAGGCGTTTCAGCTCCCCATCCATCTCCTCTTGGATGCGCTTTTTTGCGTCCTTACTCCTGGCCGTTTCGAGACGCCTGCGGAGACCCTCCAGCTTTTTGAGCGAGACCTCCTGCTCTTTCGCCGCGTTGGCTTGTTTCTTGAGGATGCCGATTAGCGGCAGGGCCAGGAGAGCCGGGCCCAAGATCAGCGGGAGCCCGGCCAGAATGATGTTGCCAGCCTGAGCCAGCACAGCGCCCGCTAAGCCCACAGCGAACACACCACCTAGGCGGATGCCCATCCGCGCGAACTGAGGCCCCATCTTGCTGTCCACTGTGGCGCCGAGCTTGCCGAATGTGAGCCCGCGGAGGAACGACTGGAAGAAAGCCTGAGCGCTATCGGAGCCGCTTTTCAGCATTGACTTTTTGGTGTCCGTGTTGAATCGGGTCACCTTGCGGCGTAGCCGGTCCAGGTTGTTTCCGGCTGACCTGGTGGCGCGGCCGGTGTGATCGTTGCCCTCCAGGTTCAGCTCAACATCACGACTGTTGACGCCCATGTCAGGCCCTCACGATCCTCTCGGCAGCGTTCTCACACGCCTCCAGCGTGGCGTCCAGTAGCTGGTCCATGCCCTCCTCCGACGCGCCCTCGCTGAATGAGCCGGCCACTACCGTCTGAGCGGACCAGGGCCTGTGCCCCCAGGTGAGGTGACGGACGCGGCCCATGCTGTCCAGGCGCTTCAGGTCCGAGCGCTTGCCGGTGCCCGAGTTGCGCCCCTGGACGACAGTCACCCCAGCGGAGCTAGCGCCGCGGCGTACGCGAGCGGTGATCTTGCCGCTCGCCATCCACTCGCCCAGCCCGCTGGGCAGGACTTCCACCTCATGGGCGCGGATCGCTTTACGGAGTGGCGCCACGCCGCGGCGGATACCCGCGGCCATGTCATTGACGATCTTTCGATCAGCGCCCACGGACCGGACGGCGGCAGCTACCAGCGCGATCTCCTCCGCGCCTGTGACTCTCACGTCCGATCAACTCCCCTTGGCCGCGTCTTTCGCCGCCTTCTCCTGCTCCTCCAGCACCAGCGTGGCAGTGGCGAGAGCCTTGGGCTCCCACGTCATCAGCTCCGCTAGTGGCTGCCTGGTGGCCAGCGCCATGCGGACATACAAGTCCATCATGGAGCCGGAATCGTAGGGTCCACCGTCTCCTGGGGCGCCTCCTCATCGGGCTCCTCAACAGAGACGACGTTCTCCTCCCAAGCCTCAAACGGCAGATCAGTGCGGCCGAGCCTGCGCAGCGCGCACCACCCGATGTATCGCTGGAAGATCATCGTGGCCTCGCCCAGGGCGCGCGCCGTGCCGATCGAAAACTTGCGCTCGAACGCTGCCATGTCTCGCTGATCAGCCCTGACCAGCTCAGGCTCCTCAGCTCCGTCTTTCCAGATCTCCAGGTCAACGACCGTTGGGACTCCCATGTCTCTCTACTCCTCTAAAGCGCGGCGGGGTACGGGTGTATTGCTGGCCGCCATCGTGTTGCCCGGTGCGACCAGGTATGCGAAGACAGCCACAGTGATACTCAGCCAGGTGGGCTGGGTGCCAATGGCCAGGTAAGCGATCTGGAGAGAGCCCACGACCACACCAGCCAGAGCCAAGATCATATAGACCCAGGCGCGAGCCTTGGGCGGGACGCTCTCCAGAATGGCGGACATATCAGGGAAGCCGCTTCACCATCGAAGTGATGCCAGCACCCTGAGCGGACGTGGTGACCGTGATAATGCCAGCACTGTCCGCGAACTCAGGCAGCACCAAGATCTCGCGATCGCCAGTTGTAGCCGGGACGCTGACGCCAGCGTTAGAGCCAGAGCTACCGCCCGGAGTCTTGCCGTTGTCCACCACCGTGAACGTCACGGCTGAGCCCGTGGTGTTCTTCGCGTGGAGGATCGCCGGGCGGCCGCCCAATAGGTTCACGTCGATGGTGTCCGACGCGGCGGCCACAACCGGGGCGGGCGCAATGCCAGCCTTGCTGATTGTCGTTACTGGTAGTGCTGCCATTTCTCTGGGCTCCTAGATCCAAAAATCGAACGGGTGGACGAGCGGTTACGGCTGAGTGCCCAGGGTGGGCTCACCGATGATCGGAAGCTCAAGCTGGATCTGGAGGAACTCGCCTTGCTTCCCACCCGCGGGAGGTGCCACGGCGATGAGCGTCCCGGAGAACTGAGCCAGGCCCGAGCCCTTGCGTGGCGCGAACACGAACGCCACCTGAGCGCCGCGGTTAGTCCACAGGAACTTGGCCAGACCGGTGGTCTCCCAATCCTGGAGGCCCTCCAGACTGATCTTGTAGAGCGCCGTGTCAACGTCGGAGATCCCACCGTCAGGCACAAGGGTGCGCTGCTGCTGGATGGGCGTGTCGCCCTCCATGCTGATCTCCCACGCCTGATTGGTGTAGTCCGTTCCGGACAACTTGAGCATGGCATCACGGAAGACGCGGGCTCCTGCGTAAGCGGGCATGTCTAGCTCTCTCTCTTGAGTGTGATCTCAGCGCCGTACAGGACGCCAGCGTTTGGGATTTGGAAGTCAACCGGGAGCGCCGCCACCACGTACGCGAGCGGCGACACAGCGGACACCAGGAGCGAGAGGTGGGAGTCCAGGAAGTTCATTGCGTCAGTGGGCGTGCCCCCGGTGATCACGTCCACAAGCCACGTGGTCTCGAACAGTTCGAGCGGACCAGCAGCAAGCCAGCCGCCCCAGCGCACCCAGGCGTCGCCCACGTTGAGCATTGCGGGTTGGTCATCGTATCCAGTGATGTCCTGGACCGCGTCCACAGCCTGGGCGATCGCGAGCCTGTCAGCAGCGAGAGTCATCCCACCACCAGCTTTCGATAGGGCGCCTCCAGGCGCCGGACCTCAGGGTCAATGCGGGGCACGAACGACGAGCCGCCGCCGTCTGAGGACTGGTCGATTACACCGAGCGGTAGTGCACGCTTCGCGAGGTTGACCTGGACGCGGCGGCACAGTGCCTCACGGAGCGGCCAGGGCAGGCCGCCGCCACTGAGGTAGTCCTCAGCGGCCAGGCGCTCAGCAGAGGTCAGGACTCGCGGCCAATACAGCAGCTCGTAAAGATCCCCGAACAGTGGCGAGGTTGCGTCAGCGCCAGCACCCAGGACGACAGCGTTGGACGGAGTGTTGGACGTGGCGCCAGCGGTCAGCCCAGAGGAGCCAGAGCCAACAGACACACCATCCTGGGCGATCTCATAGACGCCACGGGCCCAGTCGAGAGCAAAGGCCCAGGTATGGACGGACTGGTCACTGGCTACGGAGCCGGCACCCAGGGAGCTGTCGCCGTCCAGGCGCCGCGCGATGATCTGCCAGTTACCGCCGAACATTCCCGTATAGAGCCGGATAGACAGGCCAGCGCCGTAGCTGAACGCCAGCAGTCTCTGGGTGCCCGCCACGGTGCTGTTGAGCTTGACGCGGGCCAGCAGCGTCCCGCCGATTGCGTTCTGGGTCAGGGCCAGCGCGTCGCCGGACAGCGAGAGGTAATCCGTCCCGTCGAACCGGACCAGGTCGCGGCCGTCCACGGTGCGCTTTGTGGGCTGGGCCGAGCCGATGCCCTGGGTGGCCACGGAGGTCCCCACGGCTGAGGCCCAGGAGCTAACTGCCGCGCCGTCCACCAGAGTGTCCAGGTCGGAGGCCCGGAATTGGAGTGAGAGCCCGCTTGGCAGCTCAGCGGACGGAACGCGGCAAGCCTTGATCTGAGCGGCTGACTCAACTGCGATGACTTGCAG